ATAAACATGATGGACATAGGGCATGAACTCCTCCTGCGCACGTTCTCGGAGTTCGAGTCGCTTTGCTTGGTCCTCAAGCAGGTAAATCTCCTTGAGTACGTCGTCGGGCAGTAGTTCTAGGCTGGCTGTGTTCTCCATACCCGAACGATAATATACGCGAATGAATTTATCAACCCAACGACACGACACGACTGTACTGCTGACCGTCCCCCCAATATTAGGGGGGCGGGGGGGCGTTGGAACAAAACGTGAACAAATAATTCTGTAAGTAACCCCGCGACTGTCTCATAATTTTCCATAATGTGGAAAGATAATAGTTGACTATATGGGATATTGATATAATATCGTAGATATAACGACATTAAAAAACAGGAGAATAAAATGTCAAAAGCAATCAGAAAGCCCGGTCGCCCAATGACCAACGTGGCAAACTTACAGGCTAAACATAACAGCCTGTTGACTGCTGAGAAAAAAGCAATCGAAGCCCGTAAAAACTTCGAAGCTCAAATTCGCAACGGGGATTTCCCAGAGGCTTTTATTCTGGAGCCAGCCCCCCTCAGAATGTTTGTCCCTGCCCCAAAATGGCAGGCTAAGGTCGGACCGGAGTGGATTAAGGAAAATGAAGTTCCGCAAAACAGACAGGCGATTATCAAACATCGCTAAACACCAACACCAACAGGGGGGCTTCGGCCCCCCAGAAAGGTAATACAATGCCATTAAATTGGAATGCAGAATCCGTCAAAGGCTGGGAAGATCTACCTAGCTATAAATACACGGTCATAGACTGGACTATGGCTATTGGTATAGGCCAGATAAAAAAGGCTACCGTTGATGAATGGTGTGACAGAGCACGGTTCTTGCGGTTGGTCCACGGTCCTGTTTTCTGGATAAACGGAGAGCACAGACCAGATGGAAAAGACTACCATCCCCTCGAAGACAGGGAGTTTATCAGCAAGCTTGTCGGGCTTCACACTAATGCTTCCAACATAGGCCAAGCAAAATGGTTGAAGGAGATGTATGAAAGCAAAGTTTTAGACTGGGCATGGCAACGGAGAGACGAATGTTCTGGGGAGTAATGTCAGTGATATTCGGAGCAGCAGGGGCAACCCTGCTGTTCACTGGGGCGGACCTTTGGGGACGTGATGAATTCCCGCTATTGGCTATAGAGTTTATAGTCATGGGGTCTGTAATCTTAGCAACAGGTATTGCATTCGCAATCAAGGCAGGGAAATGGTAAGGGAATGGGGCTTCGGCCCCATTCTTTACAGGCCCGCCTGTTATATACGGGGCCAGGTCGCAGGTCGCAGGAACTATTTTTTTATATATAAATTGCGCGGGGCCGCAGGTCGCAGGTCGCAGGATTACATAAAAAGAACAAGGCCGCAGGTCACAGGATTAGGGCTTGCATAATGTGGGAATATCCCATACAATAAAGAGACCATAACAACAGGAGAATAAAAACATGGTTGCAATACTTTCTAAACCGTCAAAAATGCCGGGGACTAGTTTCTCAATCCCCGCGCAGCATTGCGTGACTGGGTCAACACTGGCAAAAATTCCCGGCTCAGTTTGCCATGAATGCTATGCATTAAAAGGCGCATATATATGGCCTATAGTTCAGCAAGCTATGGAATACAGGCTGGACCTGTTAAACTCTTCAAATTTTGTTTCCGTAATGGTCGCAGAATTAAACAAGAGACGGGCAACAGAACATCGCTGGTGGGATTCAGGCGACGTTCACAGCGTCGCACATTGCCTGAAGATAATCGCAGTGTGCAGATTAACGCCTAATAAAAAGCACTGGATACCGACAAAAGAACGTAAGCTATGGCAACAAGCTTTAAAAATGGAAAGCTTGCCAGATAATGCTGTCGTCAGATACAGCGCAACAATGATTGATAAAGCCCCGCCCACGGACTGGACAAATTCCAGCGCGGTTATAACAAACAAGGCCGCGCCAATTGGCAAACTGTGTGAAGCTTATCGGACAAAAAAGAACGGTGAAATGATATCACACGACGAATACGAAACCGCAAAGAAAGAAAAACAAATAGGCAAGATTAACCTTGGCTATTGTGGCGACTGTCGGGCTTGCTGGTCTCGTGATGTTAAAACCGTATCTTATCCCAAACACTAGAGCACATCGTCCAGGCTGATTGACATCAGTCTGGACATCTCTTATTCTGATCATGATCATTTTAGATTCTCCAATAACTATGGGTCGCAGGCGCAGGCCGCAGGCGACCCACTTTTTTATAGAGACCAGAGGGCGCAGGCCGCAGGCCGCAGGTTCGAGGCACAGGAAGCTAGATCACCACAGAATAAGGCCGCAGGCCGCAGGTCATCGAATCTCGCACCTTGGATCTGGGCTGCAAGACCCCCGTCAAATAAAAAAGCAAGTCCCTCAGAGGGGCTGTAAGCAAGAAAAAAACTTACACCACCACAGCGAGAATGGCTGGTATGCCATGCAATCTGTGAGGGTTGTATCTCGATTGCGTTATTTTTTGTTATTTTTAATTCAACCCATACGGGTGCGCCATCAATGCACAGATAACAGTCTGGCATCCCTTCTGAAACACGGTTCTCAATCCGTTGGCAATGGGTCTTTTTCGGCAGGGACTTCTTCAAAGACAGCCACAGTTTCTTCTCTGTGTTCAATAGCTTTGGCATCCGCTATTTCCCCTTCAATGAATGCGTGTGGATATGACTTCCGCAGTTCAGCTAGACGGGCAACAATGTCCTGCTTACTCATGTTGTCAAGCTGATGGATATGTTGCTGTTCACGTCTGTCAATAGTAAGACCGCCCAAAGCGGAGCGGATTTTCTCAGCGTTGATTGCGGCAGAATATTGTCCTGCCTCTTCCGCACCTCTCGACAGTTCGTCCAGACGTTTAAGCTGGTGCATCAGGGTCACGCCATATTTTCTTTCAGCCGCCTGTCTAAGTTCTTTTATCAGTTCGACAACTTCTGGAAAGTCTGTGCCGTTCAGAAATTTGCTGGCCTGTATTCTGGCAGACTTTTCTGCATACCCTGCCATTCTTGCACACTCAGCATTACTGTGCCGCCCCTCGACATAAAGCTTGGCAAAAGTCTTTTGTCTTTCTGTCAGCCCTGCTGGTCTGCCGACTTTGCCTATAGTGTTTTTTTTGGGTTGTTTAGTTTCAGATTTCAAAAATCACTCCCGTGCGGACTTAATGGTGTAACAACGTGTCACAAGTGTAACAGCTGTAATCGGTGCTGTGTAAGGCTTTGTTACGCTGTTACGCCTGTTACGCCTAATTTCAAAAATTTTTATAAAAAACTAAAGGGCGGAAAAAACTTTATAGTAATGTGCATTTTATGCTTGACTATCCCATGTGGTCTTATAATATGGTCTTAGAAGTTACGTTATTATATCGGAGGACAAGTGATATGACAACACAAACACAGGACCAAGGTTCGTGGATCGAGGACGGTGATTTCAAGTTCATCAACGAAGGTTCAATCATGTTGGTTCAGCCTATGAATGATGATGCCTCTCAGTGGCTGACACAAACGTCTCATGCCGCGTATGAGGCTGGCGTTGAGTGGCAATTTTTTGGTCGTTCCTTGGTCATCGAACCAAGGTACATTGATAACATTTTATGCCTTCTGAATGATGAAGGCTGGAGGGTAAGCTAATGGGTACAAGAGCGGTATATTTTTTCGAAGATTGTCATACGGATGGTCGTTATTACGGTGTCTACAAACATTATGATGGATACCCACAGGGTGCGGCAGCGCACATTGAGGATGCCAAGTCATATGCTTGGCCTTTGCCAAGATGGGAAGCTGATGAATTTGCGGCAGCATTTGTTGCGGCAAACAAAAATCCCAAGGGCGGTGAGGTTCGACTGCTACCAAACTTTGAGGCCACGTCTATTCCCATGCTGATGGATGATTACCATTGGTGCGACTTCTACTACATCATCAGTTGGGATAATTACGACATGGAAATGTTCGTGACAATTTTTGAAAGTCGCTATGACGAAACAACAGAAACGCAATACTGGCATGAGACTGCCAGCATGAGGCACAGTGAAATGCTACGGGCATACGCGGAGGCAAGTTAATGGGCAAGCTTAAACAGTTGATGATTGAAGAGATGGGCATGGCAAATGAACATGGTGACCTGATGGGTGACGGCATCATGTTCACCACCCACCCGACTGATAACATCAAGTGGGGTGATCTAAAAATGTTTATCGACAGATTGCATCAATACTACGAACTCTTGGATCGTGAGATTATTGCAGTCAACAGCTATCACAATGCTGGCTGGGACTTCATGTCGAACAGTCAGGAAAAGCCGCCAGAGAATGGCATTGAGATTCAGTGGAGGGAATGTGGATATGAGTGACATGATATCTTTTGACTTTACGCTGGACAATATTCTCAGCGTCAAAGCACCGAAGGGGACTGACCCTGACACGTTAAAAAACAAAGTGCGTGGTAAGTTGTGTGAGTTGATTAATGACGAATGCGAAGTTTTTATGTTTGAAGGCACGTTCGAGGAGGACAGCAATGACTGAACTTGAAAAATCATTTGAGATACAGCGTAGGCGTATGGTTCTGACTGTGGTTGGTAACAGCAGAAGTGGCTATGACCTACGAGACAGGGAACAGTGTATGTTTTATTTTGGTGATGGGCAGTTTATTCTGCGCCCGATGACCGTCAGGACAGGAAACTGTGAGGAGGACTGCACAGCCATCCACATGACAGGGGGTGATTTCTTTTTCGTGGTGTTGGAAGACATCGAAACAATCAACGACTTTTTATTTGGAGTGTACTGATATGGCAAAGAAACAGAAATCAATGGTAATTGAATTACCACAAGAACAGGCGAATGCAATTATGGTGATGCTGGAAAGTGAGATGGAATCCATATTTCATTTTGGTGGTGGCATTGACCCCATAGCAGATTGGGAAACCATTCACTATCAGGCGTATCAACTGCTGGCCTACCAAGCTTTCAAAGAAAAATATCTGGAGACTTACGATGCCTAAAGTGATTATTACATGGGAATGGGAAGAAGCCTTCTCAAAGTTCGGGTTCGGTGACGGTGATGGCTGGAACGGAACGCATGAGGTCGAGGGTGAGATTGAAAGCCTTGGCTATGAGGTCGAGACGGATAGCTGGGGCTGTCACAACTACATGATCTTTGACATCAAGAAGGATGGCAAGTCCATCCTGTTTCCAGAAGGCAAAGAACATGGGGAAATGCTGGATGACTGGTTGCCAGAGGTGGCAGAAAAAATCATCAAGACCCAAACAGCGGAAGATTTTGATCAGGAGTATACGCCTGAACCGCTGGGCTACGAAGAACCTCGTGCCTATCTACCAGACGACATCATCAAACATCTGGACAGTGTCTTTACAGACGAATGGGAAGAGCCGTATGATTACTGATTATCATTATTTCGATTGCGTAGAAT